TGAAGGATCAGTATTACAAAGAAGTCAAGTTGGGTTCTAAGTTGACCAGCGAGCAGAAAGAGGCAGTAGAATTTTACAATAAATACAAACAAGAACAAACCACTAATAGTGAGATCCAAAAACAACAGCTAGAACGTTTCCAAAAATCTACTGACTCTGTATTCAATAATAATTTCAAAGGTTTTGACTTTAACGTTGGAGAAAAAACTTATAGATACAATATTAAAGACGTTCAAAATGTTAAAGAGTATCAAAGCGATATATTTAATTTCGTAGGAGAGTTCCTTGACGATAAGAATATGATGCAAGATGCAAAAGGATATCACAAAGCTTTATATGCTGGTAAAAACATTGATAAAATTGTTAAACATTTTTATGATCAAGGTAAAGCAGATGCTATAAAGGAGAGTGCTGTAAGCGCTAAAAACATTGATATGTCTCCAAGAACTGCCGCGCCTGTTGTTGATACTGGCGGTAAAAAGTTTAGAGTATTAAGTGGTGATGATAGTTCTAGTTTGAAATTTAAAATTAGGAAATAAATAACAACTTAAAATTTAAACAAAATGGGATTTAATACGTCTTTAGGTTTAGGTGGTAGCTACTCATTAACTGGGTCTCCATCACAAACTGTGAGCGACAACAATTATCTTGATTTAGCTAATACAGCTAACCAAGGTTGGGCTCAACAATACCTACCTGAGTTGTACGAACAAGAAATCGAAAGATACGGAAATCGTACAATCAACGGATTTTTAGCAATGGTAGGGGCAGAAATGCCTATGCAATCCGATCAAGTAGTATGGTCTGAACAAAACAGATTACATATTGCTTACAAAAACAAGTCTGGCGACGAAACTGCAACTGTTAATTCAAGTACTAACGTAGTAACATTAGGTGCTGATTACACTAACTCTGTAAGAGTAGGTGCTCAAATTATTATTACTGATTCTGCTACAGGACTTAAAACAGCTGTTTGTAGAGTTTCTGAAACAAGTGGACAAACATTTAAAGCTTTACCATACGAAACTGCTGATTTAACTTCAGTTTTAGGTTCTGGTAGTTCAATTGGATGTAATGTATTTGTATTTGGTTCTGAATTTGCAAAAGGTTCTGCTTCTATGGTAGGAGAGCTTAAGCCAACTTTTACTAAATTTGATAACAGACCAGTTATTATTAAAGATCACTTTAAAATTTCAGGTTCTGATACAGCTCAAATCGGTTGGGTTGAAACAATTGATGAATCTGGACAATCAGGTTTTTCTTGGTATATGAAATCTGCTAGTGAAACTAGATTAAGATTTGAAGATTACCTAGAAATGACTATGATTGAAGCTGTAAAAGGTGTTCCAGGTAGCTCTACTATTGAAAATACAGCTGTTGCTTCTGGTGGTTTAGGTATTGATGCTGGTGACAGTTTTGGTACTGAAGGTTTATTCCAAGCAGTAGAAACAAGAGGTAATGTATTTGAAGATTTAGCTTCTTTATCTGATTTCGATTTAGTACTTAAAAATCTTGATAAGCAAGGTGCTATTGAAGAAAACATCCTTTACGTAAACAGAGATTTAGCATTAACTTTTGATGACATGATGGCTGGATTAAACGCTAACTACGGTGGCGGTGCTTCATTTGGAGTATTTGAAAATTCTGCTGATATGGCGTTAAACTTAGGTTTCTCAGGACTAAGAAGAGGTTCTTATGACTTCTATAAGTCTGACTGGAGATACTTAAACGATGCTACTGGTAGAGGTGGTTTTGGAGATATTTCTGGAATTTTAATTCCTGCTGGTGTATCATCTGTATATGATGAAAACTTAGGTAGAAATATCAAGAGACCTTTCTTACACGTAAGATATAGAGCTTCTCAAACTGATGATAGAAGAATGAAGTCTTGGGTAACAGGATCTGTTGGTGGTGCATCATATATCGGTGACGATATCATGGAAGTACACTATTTATCTGAAAGATGTTTAGTTGTACAAGCTGCTAACAACTTTGTGTTACTAAAAGAATCATAGGGGTAATTATTAACTTTTAAAACTAATAAAAATGGATAAATTTTTAATTTTTATTGATGCAGCTGATGATGCCGCTATGTACCCAATGTCAAGATTTCTTGGAATGACTGTTGCAGCTGATGCAACTATTTTAGTAAAGTTCTCAAGTTCTATTGGTAGTTTTGGTACAGACGGAGCTGCTGCTGATATCGTTACACTTACTGTTACTGCTGATTCTGAGCTTAAAGTGTTTAAAGCACTAGCTAAGAAAATTGCTGATATTGGTAATTATAACGCTGATAATCACTTAGTTGTTTGTGATGATGTAAACTCTGTGTTTGCTCATGCAGATATATTAAGCTGTACAATAGCAATTGATTCATAGTAATCAACTATTTTAAACCAAAGGCGTCTTTAATGGCGCCTTTAGGTTTATTTTTAAATTATTTAATTATATTATATTATGGCAAAAAAGAAAAAAGAAGTATTGGTGGAAGAGCCAGTACAAGTAAAAGATACATCTCCAAAATGGGAGATGAAAGATAGACAATATTATTTAAGAAAAAAAGGTAGACCGTTAACATATGTGTTACAGTCTAAATCAACAAGAAAAAAACCATTATTATGGTGGGACGAAGAAAAAAGTGTTAATAGAGAAATGAGATACTCTAGTAACCAAAAATCTGTTTTTGTTGATGAGCAAGATAACAATGTAATGATGGATCATGTTATATTTGAAGATGGTGTATTATATGTGCCAAAACAAAACCAACCATTACAAAAGTTTTTATCTTTATATCACCCTAAAAAAGATGTTGTTTATTCTGAAAAAGATGATGTTGCAGAAGCAAAAGAAGATTTAATTGATATTGAAACTGAAATGAAAGCTTTAAACACTGCTACATCTATAGAAATAGATCAAGCTGAAGCTATATTAAGAGTTGAAATAGGTTCTACTGTTGATAAAATGAGTTCAGCTGAGATAAAAAGAGATTTGTATTTGTTTGCTAGAAGTAATCCTATTTTATTCTTAGATCTTGTAAATGATGAAAATGTTGTACTTAGAAATTTAGCTATTAAAGCTAATGAAATGGGTGTAATAACTTTGTCACAAGACCAAAGAATGTTTACATGGGGCGCGACTGATAGAAAGTTAATGGAAGTACCTTTTGATGAAAATCCATATTCTGCATTTGCAGCTTGGCTTAAAACTGATGAAGGTGTTGAAGTTTACAAATCAATACAAAAAAGGTTAGGTTAAAAACAAATAGTCACGGCCCTTTAATTAGGGCCTGTGATTATAATAAAATATAAAATGGCAATATCAGTAGATAAAGTATATAGAAAAGTATTAGCAATACTAAATAAAGAATCAAGAGGTTTTTTAACCCCAGACGAGTTTAATAGAATAGGTTCGCAAGTGCAGCTTGATCTACTTGATAAAGCTTTCCATGACTATAGTAGAGCTGTAACTAGAGAAACTATGGGTCGTGGTGGTCAAGGTTATGGTGACATACCTAAAAAAATACAGGATCGTATAGATCCATTTTATACAACTAGCACTATTGCTTTAACTAGTGGCGTTGGTAGTTTACCAACTGTTACTGTAGATGATTATACAAGATCAAATGTGTATAATATAATTAGAGTAACAACAGATGACAATAGTTCGCTAAATACAACAGAGGTTGATAGAGTAGAAAAATCTAAACTAAGTTACTTATTATCTTCACCAGTAACAGCTCCGTCAACAACATTTCCAATATATTATATAACAGGTGAAAATATTAATGTAAACCCTACTTCATTATCAAGTGTTAGTATGGATTATATATCAATACCTAGTGATCCAGTATGGAACTCTACAGCTGATTCTAACGGTGCTTTAACTTATACAGCTACTGGTTCAACTAATTTTACTTTACACTCTTCTAGTGAAGTAGATTTAGTATTAGGTATATTAAGATATACAGGAGTAATTATAAAAGACCCAAGCGTTATACAAGCTATAGGTCAAGAAACAGCAACAAAAGTACAACAAGAAAACGCTTAGTAAATGGGACTATTAAACAATAAAACAAACGAAACATATTACACTGGTAGTCAGTCTTTTTATATTAGTGGTACTATACCTTATACATATACATTAACTGCAATACAAACAGAGCATGGTAGTAAAATAACTGCTGATGATATTAGGGTTTACGTAGAGTCTAACAATACTAGTTATACTGATAGAGAAATATTTGATTGGACTGTTGCTGACGGTGTTTTAACTGTATTAACATCAGGTGCTG